TAGTTGGATCAAAGCTCATCGCCGAGCGTCTCCGTATTACGTTTAGGCTAGACGCTCCATGCGCTTAATAAGCCTATCGGCACGGTTGGGCACTTGTCGCGCCCAGCGTGAATCCTTCATTTGAGCAGCGGCCTCTAACCAGTCGCCGGCCTCTACCGCGGCCTTCATCATGCGAAATTTAGATAGGCGCGAATAACCCATGTTAAACATCATATTAGCGATAATTAACTGGGCTTCTTCAGGTAAAGTCTCAAACTCAGGATATAACCTAACACAATCATCTAGTACGGAACAAACGTCATCGTTAAATAGCTCAATAACGCGTTCTTCTGTAACCGGTGTACCTACAGGCTCGCCGTATTCTACGTCTGACTCACGTACAAGATGACCAATGCCAACAGTAGGTAGCCCGAGGTGATCAAGGTAAATTTCAAATTTGATACCCTCATCTTCGGCAATCTCCGCTCGTAATTTATCTAGGTTCATTTGGTTAGTCCCTTCTGCTTCTCAAACGTGCGTAGACCACCTAGGCCGAGCATACCCATTAATACCGTCATTAAAGACGACATATCGAATTCTGGTAGTGTCGGTATCTCTACGCCGGCTGCTGTAACAGCGAACAGAATTAGAGGCTGTAGTACAAAATGGTAAGCAAAGGCAATACCGCATACCCAACCAATAAAAGGTCGCCAGCCGCCCTTAAAAATTGATCCACTTGCTGCCTCCGCTTTGTTAACTTCGATCTGAGCTAGTGCAAGCGCTTGAGCGTGCTTCTCAGACATAGTCGCTATTTCGTGAGCTAGTGCGTTCTTCTGGTCTTTGTCTTCTACGAACTTGTCCAGAAGGCTTGTAACCGGTGCGATAAGTGCGCTTAACATCTTATTTACCTACAATCTTTTCTTTAACTTGGGCTAGTTTGCCGTTAACAACGTCGACGACAAACTCCATAAGTGGGTTAAGAATCTCTTTGAACGTCAGCGCCAGCAGAAAGCCAACGACCCATTGATACTCCTTCTGCTCTTCTAAAACGGATAGCTGAAACAGAAATACAGTGAATAAGAGTCCGCTGAAAGAGTAAATAATATCGTTGAGATATACATAGTAAGGCTTCTTACTCGTATTAATGCTGGTAATTGAGTAGGACAGAATAAATAGCACCATCCAAACCATCTGATCGTTTAGGGCTTGCACATGGCCTCCGCTATCTTGTTTGACTCGTCGAACGATAGGCGAAGCTCTTTTAGCTTGCTGGCTAGAATGTCGTACATGGTGTTACGCTGTGCTTCCATGTAAGCTTTATTCGATTCTTCGAATAAGCGGCGTTGTGTCGCCATATCTGACTCGATCTGATCGCGCATAGCGACGATCGTAACCAGCATATAGACGAACACGGCAAAGATAGACCATTCCACCAGAGACGCGCGGATAACGTAGACGGGATGTCTTTCGATATCTTCCTTACGCTGACCGGCCATTATCTATCCGCCTTCTTGTCTATCTTCTCTTCGATGTGATCCAGCTTTTCGAATAACCGGATCATAATACTGTTGAATTCGTCCTTCTTTACGTATTCACCAGCGACTAGAACTTCGATACGACTAACCTTGTCGGCCAGCTCTTTGTCGCTCGCTTGGAGGTCTTTAACAGCGTCCCAAATAGACTTTAATACGAAACCGATCAGAGCCCCAGCCGATGCAATTATCCAGTTGATTAAACTCTGATCCATTTTTCGTTAATCCTTAGGGTATTTGTCTTTTACTACTTGAATAGCTGAAGCCATTTCTTCTGGAAATACGCCAGCATGAAATAGTGCGTCTAGCTGATCACCGACTGAAGGATACTCAGCCGCACGTTTATCAGCGTATGTGCGAGCATCTTCTGTCTGAGGAGGAGGAAGAAAACTTTTACCCGTCCATACCCAACCTTCTTCTACTGCGTCTGTATACCCTCGCACTATCTCAATAGACGGATGTAATTCTGGAGCACCATTAGAGTAAATGCAGTAAGCCTTTCCGTTTTCTATTTGAATATCCATTAAAATTCCACCCAAGAAGTCATTATGTATTTACTATTACTCAAAGGAGTATTTCCTCTGTGCGCGTGTGTGTACATTGCTGGAAACACTACGGCAGTGCCTTTCTCCGGCTTAACGCGTAGGTGTTGGTAAAGAAACTCGGTTTCTCCGCCCTCGTCTACGTCATTAAGATACACAATAAAATTTAATATCCGCTTAGCTGCACCACTGTTTCCATTGTGCTCGCAATGCCATATGTGATAACCCTGCCCTACGTCTGTTTTCTGTAGTTTTGAGCCATGTAGGCCATGCTCTGCCAACGTATGTAGCACACCGAATTTTTGTGAATAGTGTGTGTATATGTCTTTCCAGAAAACTTCACTAAACTTCTGGTGTAGCTCTTCCGGTAGTACACTATCTCCGTTTATGCTTTGGTGGGCAAATATCTGTAGGTCTTCTTTCTCTATAGGCTTAACTATATCGCTAGTTTGCCTAGAAATTCCAAAGCCGCGAGAAAAAGCCTTTTCCATACTATCAACAACAGCATCGCAAAATTCAGGCGAATACGCGTTTTTATACACTTCAATAAACTGACTCATATTAAAACTCTATCCATCCGGTTAGTATGTATTTCTCGTTACTCAGTGGAGGATTACCGCGATGAGTGTGCGTAAACCCTGCCGGAAATAAAACTACTGAGCCTTGCTTTGCCTTTACACGGCAGTGCTGGTAAAGAAACTCAGTTTCTCCGCCCTCGTCTACGTCATTTAAGTATAATATATACGCCATCAATCTATTAGCGTTATCGCCACTTGAGTGCTCGCAATGCCAGACATGGTAGCCGCCTCCTATAGCAGTGCGTTGTAGCTTTGTTCCATAGGTTGTGTGCCTGTCTAGCTGATTTAGTATGCCGATTTCGTTGGCGTATTTATTGTAAACATCACGCCAGAATACTTCAGTAAAATGCTGGCTATCAGCCTCATTTAAAACGCTTCCTGTACTAACAACATAATTCGGATATAGCTGATTATCGTCTTTTATTGTTTTATCGCCATCAAGAGACTGTTGACGAGTAAAACCAAAACCTAAAGCAAAAGCCTTATCCATGCTTGCCATAACGCCTTCGCAGTATTCTTTAGAAAAGACGTTATCGTATAACTTAATAAACTTGCTCAAGAAGATAGCCCTCGCACAATTACAAATCCAGCAGAGCCAGCGCCACCTACCATCTGCCCATTAATAGCGGATGGAACCCACCCAGGACCACCGCCAGACCCATATATAGAAGCAGCGTTACCGTTACCGTTTGTGTTAGCTGTTCCGTTGTTATTGCCGCCTGTGCCAAATAGTGAGGACGCCCCGTATGAACTTGTAGCATTTTGTTTCGCTGGTACTGTAAATGAAGTGCCTCCAACAATATTACCGTTAGCGCACGCTGCACGACCTGTATCGTTTTGTGTTCCGCCTCCTTCGCCACCATTGGCAGTGATATAAGTACCAAATGATGACGCACCGCCTGTACTCCCTGAACCGCCTGACCCACCTGAGCCTACAGTAATTGCTACACTGTTTATATTTGTAACATCGTATACAGCATACCCATAGCCCCCTGCACCACCGCCTGATCCGCTTTGCCCGCCTGATGTATTGTTTGATTGCACTGCTGAGCCGCCACCTCCTCCGCCCATGATTTCGACTTCTACTTTGTTAATTCCAGAAGGCTTAGTCCATGTTCCAGAAGAAGTAAAGTAAGAGGTAGAAGAGCCTCCGCCTCCGCTTTCTGGTGTTACCCAGCTCATTGTCCCGTCACCATCAGAGGCTAACAATTGACCTGCTGTACCGTTACCAGATACGTTAAGCTCAGCCGCGCCTACTGAGTTATCGGTAATCTGAGCTGCGCCTACTGCTGATAATGTAGCCAGCGCACCTAGACCGGTAATCGTAGACGTACTGTGCGAGTGGCTGTCGTTATTAACGGTAACAGCAATAGAAGTAGTGCCAGAACCGCTAGCGTCGCCTGTAAGCGTGATAGTTTGGTTTCCAGTTAGGTAGCTGCCTGCGGGCTGAATACCAGCTTCGGCTAGTGTGTTATTGATCCACGCTGAACCGTTCCACTTAAGAATCTCGCCTGCAGTGTTAGAAGTAATAGTCGTATTACTTAGGCTGTCTAGCGTGTGGTTGTGACCAGACGCAGCAAAAGAGCTAGCGTGCTGACCGTCTAGTAGATCAGCGTCTAGCCCAGAACCCCCACCGTCTACGGTCTTAATAGCGGCAAGAATCTCAGCGGCGCTCTGGTCACCAGTAGCGCCAGCCTCGATACCTGCGAGCTTAGAGTTAAGCGCAGAGGTAAAGTTGATTTCGGTTAGCCCGCCGTTGCCCACGCTGTAAGTAGTGTCGGTAAACACTGCGCCAGCCGGTACGTTAGTTAGTACCTGAGCGTCGTCTACCTTACCGTCTAGCGCAGCCTGTAGGCCGTCTACGTTTGCGATAATGTGATTGTGGCTGTCGTCAGCTACCACGATCGCGTTATACGTGCCTGATACGTCGCCGCCGAAAGTAGTCGCGGTCGTGATGTAAGAACCTGCCGGCTGGTAACTACCGAAGTCGCTGATCT